CAGCATATTTATACTTTTGACGAAGTAAAGAAATTTGAGATAGCTAACTGCAAGTTGTTTAACCCTAACAGTGTTATGCAACTGCGTAGTATACTATTTGACTATGTTGGACTAACACCAACAGGCAAGAAAACTAGCACAGGCGCTATTAGTACAGATGCAGAAGTCCTAGAGCAATTGAGTGAAGAACATGAGCTTCCTAAAGCGATCTTACAAGTACGTAAGCTATCCAAAATCCAAAACACATATATACACAAGATACTTCCTGAGCTTGATAGGGATGATAGGATTCGTACTAATTTTAATCTTATCTTTACCACTAGTGGCCGTCTTAGTAGTAGTGGAAAGTTTAACGCGCAACAAATACCGCGTGATGATCCTATTATCAAAGGTTGTATCAAAGCTCCAAGTGGCTACAAGATTGTTTCGCAAGACTTAAGAACTGCTGAAATGTATTATGCTGCTGTGCTGTCGGGAGATAAAAATTTACAAAAAGTATTTACCGATGGCGGTGACTTTCACAGTAGTATTGCTAAAATGGTATTTGATTTACCCTGCGACGTTGAGCAGGTAAAAAAGATTTATCCAGATATGCGGCAAAGTGCCAAGGCTATTAGCTTTGGTATCTTGTATGGCAGCGGAGCAGATAAGGTTAGTGTAACAGTTACTAAAGCAACAGGTCAGCATTATCCCGTAGACCGTGCCCGTGATGATATTAAGCAGTACTTTACAACTTTTAAGAAACTTAAACAGTGGTTAGATACCCGCAAAGAATTTATTCAACAAAATGGATATACTTACTCGTTTTTTGGCCGAAAAAGAAGGCTTCCTAACGTATTCAGCAGTGACAAAGGAATCGCAGCCCACGAAGTACGAAGTGGAATTAATTCAGAAATCCAATCGCTGGCAAGTGACGTTAACCTACTCGGAGCTATTGGAACTGCTAGAGAAATTATCGAGCGCCGACTTGACGCAAGAATCTTCATGCTTGTCCATGACTCAATCGTGGCACTTGTTAAGACCGAGCATGTAGAAAAATACTGTGACATTTTACGAAAAAATACTCAATATGACTGGGGCTGCAATATTAGTGGCTTTCCTATTGGTGTAGATCAAGATATTGGAGATGACTATAGCTTTGGACATTTTGAGGAAACCTACAGGACTGAAGGACTTAGTTTGGCCCGTATTTAGACTAGGTGAACGAGAGCCGCAGCAGTTGGGCGGCTTAATATTTTATAGCAAACAATATATAGACGCCGACACAGTTACATTTACACATAAATACCGAGTAGTAGATGATAAAAATATTGATAAACCAACTCTTGGCTTACGCAGATTACAGATAGGTAAAGAACTGTTTCCTATTGGTACAGCAATATATTTCTTACAAGATGTTATAAAGCTGGCAAAATCAACAACTTGGTTTATTGATAGCAATGGACAACTATTTCAGCACAAAAAATCTACGCGCGCCAAGCTGGCTACATACAGGATCAAACAAGTTTTACCCGCGCAAGGCATAGGATGTGTGTTAGAAATTGTTGGTCTAGCTGAACGCTTTAAAAGTCTACAAGTACCAAAAGATACCGAGCCTTATGCAGGTATACTAACTTATAGCGGTAGCAATTTATTATACGGATATTACAGTGAACCAATTAAAACAACCTGGAGACTAGTGTGAAAGCTATTATTAGTAATAGAATCTACATGGATAATCCAGGTAGTGCTGCTAGTAAATTTATAATGAACTCACTAACCTATAAAATTCAAAAGAATACTGGATCTAAGAAGTTTGTTAGTGTAGAAACTATTAAAAACTATAAAAGTTTTACTGGTGGCATACTAAGTGTGCCGCAAGGCCGCACAGACCTAATACCTGAAGGTTATACTATAGTAGATAAACGAGTAACTAATCCTGTACCTTTTCCTACAGCTAAGTATAGTTTACGACCAGATCAGCAAGAAATATACGATCAAGTTACAGATACCTGTTTTATTAATGCCTTAGTAGGCTGGGGTAAAACTTTTACTGCACTACACATTGCACGCAAATGGGGTCAAAAAACACTTGTAGTAACGCATACTACAGCATTACGTGATCAGTGGCGTGAAGAAATTGAAGCATTATTTGGACTAACACCAGGCTTAATAGGTAGTGGCACATTTGACGTAGAAGATCACTTTATTGTAGTTGGCAATGTACAAAGTATAGTAAAAAATCTAGAAAAGATTAATAAAGAATTTGGCACGATTATTTTAGATGAAGCACATCATTGCCCTGCTAGTACATTTAGTCAAACTATAGACAGTTTTCATGCTAGATATAGACTAGCATTAAGTGGCACAATGATTCGTAAAGATGGCAAACATGTAATATTTCAAGACTATTTTGGTACAACAATATTTAAGCCAGAGCAGGCCAATACTATAAATCCAGTAGTGCACTTAGTAAAAAGTAATATTACATTAAAACACAATGTGCCTTGGGTAGAAAAAATCAATGAGCTAACACAAAGTGAATATTACAGAAAATATATTAGTGCACTGGCCAGTTATCACATTGAGCATGGACATAGTGTACTAGTAGTAGCTGATCGCGTAGAATTCTTGGAGAAAGTAAAAGAATATGTTGGAGAAACGTGTTTGTTGGTTACTGGCGACACCAGCTTTGAAGAACGCCAATATGCAAAAGAGCAAATCCTCACAAAACAAAAAATGTGCATTGCTGGTAGCCGCCAAATCTTCAGCGAAGGAATCTCAATTAACATACTCAGTTGTGTCATCCTAGCAGTACCAATGAGTAATGACAGTCTACTAGAACAAATCGTTGGCCGAATTATGAGACCACATCCAGGTAAATTAAATCCAATAGTAGTAGATATTCAATTTAGTGGCTGGGCAGATAAAAAGCAAAATAATGACAGACTAGGACTGTACATGAAAAAGGGCTGGGAAATAGTATCGGTATAGAAATTTTAACTTGCCTGGGACACTACATTGTGTTATAATATATGATGAATCAAAGAAAAAGTTTCCGCTTCAATCTTAGTAAATTAGAGCACGCCGCTAAAGGCGACGCAATAAAATTAGTTGAATTACTAGAAGATTACTATAAGGGATTTAATCTTGGGTTTAGCGGCGGAAGTAGTTATTTAACTAGTCCTGGTCAGCTTTTCTTTGATCGTAACACAGATATACTATTTAAATCGCAGTATATACAACTAGCGGCACGTAGAAGCTATCAGCAATACAGAGATTTAGGTTACACATATTTAGACTTAAGTTATTATCCAGACCTAAAAATCGACGCAATAAAATACAATCCGCTATTAACAATTACAAACAACAAATTATATTTCAAATACGAGGAATAAATGGCACTTAGCTTTAAACAAACTAAAGGTAAAGCAGCTACAAACAAAGTAGAAACTTACGAATACAAAGACGGTGAAAATACTGTTAGATTAGTTGGCGGAGTTTTGCCACGTTATATTTACTGGACTAAAGGCACTAACAATAAAGACATTCCTATTGAGTGCTTGGCCTTTAGCCGTGAAAAAGAAAAGTTCGACAATCTAGAAAAGGATCATGTACCTGATTATTATCCTGATTTAAAATGCAGCTGGAGCTACTCTATTAACTGTATCGACCCTAAGGATGGTAAGGTCAAAGCACTTAATCTAAAGAAGAAATTGTTTGAGCAAATTCTTACAGCAGCAGAAGATTTAGGTGACCCTACCGACTACGATACAGGCTGGGATGTAGTATTTAAACGTCAAAAAACTGGCCCACTTGCATTTAATGTCGAATATACACTACAAGTATTACGTTGCAAGCCTCGTGCCCTTACAGAGGCAGAACGAGCAGCTGCAGATAGTGCACAAAACATTGACGACAAGTTTCCAAGACCTACAGCAGATGAAGTCAAAGCTCTCTTAGAAAAAATCACCACAGCTAGTGCTGAAGATGATGATTTGGATGAAAGTCAAGCTGAAGCCATCAAAGAGTTAGGTTAATAATAGGGCCCAGTAATTTAGGTTACTGGGCTATTCTTTTTGGAAAAACAATGCAAGTATTATTTACAGCCGATATTCATATAAAATTAGGGCAAAAGAATGTACCTGTAGAGTGGGCTAGAAATAGATATAAATTGTTATGGCAACAATTAGCTGAGCAACAAAGTAAAGCAGATTTATTTGTAATAGGTGGCGATGTATTTGACAAATTACCTAGTATGGATGAACTAGAGATTTATTTTGATATGATTAGCCACTGTAATATAAATACAATTATTTATAGTGGTAATCATGAAGCTGTTAAAAAGTCCACAACGTTTTTAACAAATCTAGCACGAGCTACTAATTTAATGAATCGTAAAGTTATAGTAGTAGATGACTACTATAGTGACTATGGTATTGAATTTGTACCCTATAACAAACTAAAAGACTTTGAACAAAATAATCCTTGGCCTGAAGGTGGCCAAGTACTTTGCACTCACGTTCGTGGTGCAATACCACCACATGTAACACCTGAAGTAAATTTAGATATTTTTAAACCTTGGAATGTAGTATTAGCCGGAGACCTGCATAGCTATGAAAATTGTCAACACAATATTCTTTATCCTGGCAGCCCTGTCACTACCAGTTTTCACCGCCATCCTGTTGACACAGGTGTAATTTTACTGGATACAGATACACTTAAACATAGTTGGATTAGGCTAGAGCTACCACAACTTATACGTAAAACTGTTAGTGCTAGTGACCCTAAACCGCCAACATCGTATCACCATACAATCTATCAAGTTGAGGGTGACTTGCAAGAGTTGGGTGAGCTAGAAGATAATGAGCTAATTGACCGCAAAGTAATCAAGCGTACCAGTGATGTGCAATTAATGCTTGATAATGAAATGAGCTTAATTGAAGAAGTTCGTGAGTACTTGCGCTATATACTTGGCCTGCCTGAAGAAACTGTAGAGCGTGCTGCGGTTGAGGTACAAAATCAACTGGATAAAATAGAAAATGACTGAATATCATCCCAACATGATCTATGTAGCTAGAATAATGGCTGAGCGTGATTGCGGCGATCAAGAGCGTTGGTTTGACTACTATGAACAGGCAAAAAGCACAATATTGTTAGTAGAGCAATTGGGCTTTTTAAATAAAAAGAAGTTTTGGAAAAATGATAACAATCAAAGAACTACGTTGGAGTAATTGTTTTAGTTATGGGGCTGGTAATGTTATCAACTTTGTAAAAGCTCCACTAACGCAACTAGTAGGAAAAAATGGTCACGGAAAAAGCAGCATAGCCCTTATACTGGAAGAAGTATTATTTAATAAAAATAGCAAGGGTATTAAAAAAGCTGATATTCTTAACAGATATATCAAAGAAAAATCTTATAGCATAGAGCTAGATTTAGAGCGCGATAACAATGCGTATACTATTAAGTGTACTCGTGGCGCACAGCAAACTGTAAAATTGCTAAAAAATGGTCAAGATATTAGTGGGCATACAGCTACACAAACCTATAAGATTATTGAAGATATTATAGGCATAGATCACAAGAGTTTTGCACAAATCGTTTATCAAAGCAATGCTAGCAGCCTAGAGTTTTTAACTAGTGCTGATACTGCTAGAAAAAAGTTTTTAATAGAAATATTAAATCTTACCAAGTATACCCGTGCAAGCGAAGTATTCAAAGAGATTACACTAGAGTTAGGCAAAGAATTAAGTAGTTGTCAGGCAAAAATAACTACAATTAATAATTGGTTAGACAAGTATGAAAAAACTGACTTAACAGTAAAAAGTTTTCACATAGTAGAAACCTTAGACAGTGAACTACCTAAACAAGTTGCAGAACTTGAATTAGAAATTGCCAACTTAGATAAAACTAATCGTAAAATCATACAAAATAATACTTATAAACAACAGTTTAATAGTATAGACCTTATGATACCAACGCCTGCTGCTGTAGATCATGGCGAGATTAAAAAGTTACACCAACAACAAACTGAGCACATGAAAACTGTGCGAGATGGTGAAACGTTTATTAAAAAGCTTAACAGTTTACATGGTATATGCCCTACTTGCTTTAGTAACATAGATGAAAATAAAGTACAGCAACTTGTAACAGAAAAAACTGATGAAGTTGAAAATGCCAGAGCTAGTGCTGCGGCTGCATTAATAGTCAGCAGCCAACTAGAAGAGCAAGATAAATTATATCAAAAAAGCGTTAAGCAGCACGCAGAATGGGAAAAATTACACCTACTAATAGATAACTCA